AACTGCTTCTAACGCATTCTCTACATCTATTTCTCCTTATAAAATTTATACTGGTAGTATTAATTTACAAGGTCCTGATGCAATTATTGTTAAAATGAGTAGTGGCTCAGATGAATTTAACAAAACAGTATTTTCGGAAACACCTTTTTATACAGGACGTATACTTCTATGTGGGGACGTGATTAACTTTTCGGGTGTTGATGACACTGTCGAACACAATTTTGATTCGGGATCACAGAAAACGATATCAAGTTTACGTGTTCAGTTTTATTACAGTAGTAACAATCGGTTAATACCATATGATTTTAGAAATGCGAATCACATACTTAAACTTGCAGTCACGTGTTCAACTGATAAACTTGAGAATATTGCTAAAGTGGAACGAGACTTTGCTCTTCCACCACCTATGAGTATCCCCGAAATGGAGGATCCGCGTAGATGGGATGCGTTTATATCTATATTTATGGTAATTGCAACCGGTTTATTTTTACTATTGGTTATGCGTAAACCTAAATTTATCGAGTAACCGCGAAGATTGGTTGAGCTGGCTTTTGCACACGTGTAGACACACGAGAGATACCAACGTAGACCAAGATGGACAAGAGCGTCGTAAACAAGGCCGTGAGCGTGTAGTTCATACCACCGTTCTTGTTGACCTTAACAACTTGGTTAACAGTCCATCTGACCAAGTCCATCCACGAGAGGGCGGCGGCGAAGGAGAATCCGGCAACGACGGCGTTGAGGGATTGGGACTCGAGTTCACGAGCGACGAGCGTAACAGTTTCAGCAGCAGTAGACATTTTTATATATAGTATCCTGAGATTTTAATCGGGGAGTAAATCTTCTTCTATTAAAATTTTTTTATAATGTTTTGGTTTCATATATCCTTTTAACATACCAACATTTATGCGTTCTATTCCTGAATCAGAACCCGAATCTGTTTCTGTATCAGAATCACTTTCAGTATCAGAACTATCATCGTTATCATATATCTTAAAATGTTTAGACGTTCCTTCATATCCTTCAGGTTCCGATATGTTCATTACTATCTATAGCATTTTTTAACATTAATTCTGACGGGTTTTTTGGTTCCCATGCATCCCAATTATCGTACGCCATATTCATTTTGACAAACTTATATTCGCGTCCAGTATATCTCGTAAAAGGGATTTCCTCATCTTCAAAATCAATATCTTCTTCCTCCTGGTCTTCTTCATCGGAAGATTCTTCGTATATTTCTGGGAAATGTGACCCCATTTTCTTACCAACCTCGTTCATGGCACAATATTTCATAGCGTATTCCAAATCTTCGCCGAGTACCATATCTCTACCGGAAGCCTTGGCGTATTCAGCTGCGAGAACCATAGTTCTTTCGAGTACGGGCTGAATAATGTTAATAGCAGAGTCCTGGACCTGCTCAATTAAGTTTGTGGTTGCGTCTTTTTCTTGTTGATTCATTATAAGTTAAACAGTGTTTTAGCAATTCCGTTTTCTACACGGAGTATGTTATAACTTAGGCCTAAAACTCTAAGTTCTCTTTTAGCTAAGTCATCTGGTAATATTTTGAGTTTTAAATGCTGTTCTTTAATTAAACTAAAATTTCTTTGTCCGGTTGGATACCATCGTTCTGGTTCAAGTGCGAAACTATACGAATAGTATCTTCTAAATAATTGCGTTCTTGAATGATGTATACCACTTTGTACTGCGCGTAAGTTTATGACATTACCCGAAACTTTATCTAAAATAATTGAATCGTCTAATTGTATTTCAAGGTTTTGTAAATGTTCATAATTTACGTATTCACTGTTATACAATTGGTAATTTGAATCATAATCAAAATTGGTGACAAAATGACCACCTATAACTTTTCTAAGTCTTTGAATTACAAAAAAAAGTTCCTTTATGGGATTTTTAAATTCGAGTTTATGTTTAATATCAACCACAGAATTTACAGTTAAATCCTGTGGTATTTCAGTTTTACTCTCTTGTATCTGAGTGATTATATAATCTATTTTTTTACTTAATAACATCTGTTTTTCTTCTTCATCTAGAGAAACCATTTCAGTTGTTAATTTTAAACTTTTTATAAGCCCTTTTGTTTGTACAAAATCACCTAAATAAAAAATTGAATTATTATTTGCCGGGTCGGTTGCGTCATACCCCCAAACACAATCTTTTAGATCTCTAAGTTTTATAACAATTTCTATTTCCTGACCTGTTATGGCACAAAGTGGTACAGCAAGTTCGGGATTATTATAAAAATAAAATGGTATATCAACAAAATATTTAGTATCAGAAGTTGCTAAACCTAGATACCCTGCAATTTGAACTGAAGATACCTGAGTACCTGAAAATTCTAAAGGTGGTTTCCCAATAAGTTTCTCTAAATTATGTTGTTTTGTTTGTGTAACGTAATTATCAGAATATATAGCTAAGAAATCACTTGGTATACGTTGAATAACCTGTCCACCTATCAGAATTTCTACATACTCAATCATGGCGTGACCTATAGATTCTACGTATCCTATACCTTCAATATTGTTCACTAAATTCTGTTGTATACTAGATAATTCAACTTTCATACTCACTGTCTTAAGAAGATCACCTTGGTTTTGTGGAATTGTACACCGAATAGTGTTACCAAATTCTACTTCACCTTCAACGTCTAAATCAACAAAGAATGGTGCAAAGTTTGTATGTTTTTGAAAATTCTTTATGAAATAGGTATATTCGGGGTCGTCTGTAAAAAAGGCGTCCTGTGGACCAGATGTTTCTAATTGAACACGTCCAGCCATTACTAGTATAACTGACTAAAATTTTAAACCCCCGAGTCCGCTGCTTATACGTAAAACGTTATAGTTTACAGCGTATACGTAAACTTTGTGTCCGAAACTCGCGTCTGGTGTATCGAGTTCAATATCTATCAAATTATGTGCTATTCTACTCATGTTAACTTGACCGGTAGGGTAATACGTTTCTGGTTTCAACGAGAAACTATATACACCAAAGTTATTACCCGTTACCCCTGTATAATACTTTAATGGTTGTTCGTAACTGAGCATTAAATTATCAGCGTCTATGATTATGTTATTGTTAAATTTCATAGTAACTTGTTTTATTGGTTCGTATTTGTATACATCATCACTTACAGCCAAAAAGAACATTTCCTTAACAGGATTTTTAAAGTTAAGCATACCAGATTTTTTAGATTCACCCGGTTTAAATTTGAATTGAGACATTTGGAGTTGGGTTATAACGTATTCTATCGGACGCGTAAGTAGGAAATTCTTTTCATCTTCTGTAATGAAAAAGAAATCTGTCACGAGAGAAACATTTTTAATAAAGGACGAAACACTTGAAGGTGGTTCAGATACATCACCACCTGTTCTCGTGTATGATATAGTGACGTTTTCAATTTTTTTAAATTTTATACGTACTTCTACGAGTTGTTTTGTTAATGCACACACAGGTATAGCTAAACTTGGGTTTCTAAAGAAATAAAATGGTAATAATACACTATAATCCCAATCGTACGCTACGTCTATATAATTACCATGTCCCGTTAAGAAGTAGAGTGTTTGATCGATATCATCTTTATTACTGTGTATTTGATCATACATGTAAATATAATCACCCGTTATTCTCTCTATGGTTTGCCCACCAATAACGAGATCGGCATGGTCTATTATATGCGCACCTATAGATTCACGGTACCGAAGCGTTTTCACATTTATCTGACCACCCATATCAGGGTGATTGTGACAGTAATAGTATAAAGTTGATGGTGCATCCACCGGTACGACGAATGTAACAGTGCCATTGTCTGTTCCATCACCAGTCACACCAGTATCATACACAGAACCACCATTACGGGTTCCATTAATCGTTTCAGATAGGTAGAAAGGGTGACTAGATGCGGTAACATTAAAAGTATACGTCGCGCCTTCATACAGTGTAAGTGTTGCCTGTTGAACACCGTCTATAAAGTATTTATTCCTACCACTTACAGATTGAAATGTTACATTAAATGATTTATCAGGTGTCGTTGGTTTAGGTAAAGTAAATTTAAGCATTGTACTTCGAATAAGATCCCCTTTATTTTTGGGTATACGACATTCTACCGATGCATCATAATCAACATCACCATCAAAAGGTGTTTCGATAGATTCAATTGAAAATTTAGTATGTCTTCTAAAATTCATCAGGAAATATGAAAACTCGGGTTCCCCGGTAAGCCATTGGTCCTGGATACCCGTGATAGCAAGGTTTAATCGACCAGCCATTCTTACTTTACGTGAGTAAAATTTTATGAAATAAAACGACACGATATTGTAGATGAATCTTCAGTTGAGAAAATTCAAACCCGAAAAAATGGCGGACGATAAAGTATGTGTTTTTATAGGTAAACGTAATACGGGTAAATCAACCTTGGTTACTGATATTCTGTATCATAAAAAACATTTACCAGCGGGTATTGTTTTATCAGCAACAGAAGAAGGTAATCATTATTATCAACAGTATATACCAGATTTATTCATATACGGTGATTATGACAGAGAAGCTATTGAACGTGTACTTGAAAGACAAAGAAAGTTAGTGGGTGGTGGTAAAACAAATTGTGGGGCGTTTCTTCTTTTAGATGACTGTATGTACGATTCAAAGTTCATGAAAGACAAGTGTATTAGACAGGTTTTTATGAATGGACGTCATTGGAAAATATTTTTCATGTTAACCATGCAATATTGTATGGATCTACCACCCGCACTCAGGGCAAATATCGATTACGTATTTATTTTACGTGAAAATATAATTCAAAATAGGGAAAAATTATTTAAAAACTTTTTTGGTATTTTTCCATCCTTTGAGATGTTTAATAAAGTTATGGATTCATGCACAGAAAATTACGAATGTTTGGTATTGGATAATACTTCTAAAAGTAATAGAATAGAAGATTGCGTCTTTTGGTATAAAGCATCACTTCGTAAAAATTTTAGAGTTGGTGCACCAGAGTACTGGCAAACACATAAAAAGATGTTTAACCCGAAACATGGGAACATGAAAGTCGGCGATCCTAAATTGGTTAAAAGGAATACACCATTTAAAGTTACGAAAAGGAAATGATAAGATCAATTGCTAAACGAATGTATACAACTTTAAACCTACCCACCACTAAAAATATGACTGTGGTGTATCCAGCTTATAACGAACTTAATATGGATACACCAGATGGTAGTGATGATGGGTATCGTATTATGATTGATATATGTCATACTACAAAAACTGTTTATATAGATACCGATATGTGTGATTACGATAAATTAAATGATTTACCCAGGATCGTAAAAACATTCGGGTGTTTATATCCAAACTACACTCTTCAGGGCAATGATGCGTAATCATTTAAAACCAAAAAACTATGTACATATAAATGGCGACAGACGTTAGAACGATGAATCTTTCAGATAATGGCGACGGTATG